CAAGTTATGGATCAATGTACAGAAAATTATGAATGTCTTGTAATTGATAATACATCAAGTAGTAATAAATTAGAAGATACTGTTTATTGGTATAAAGGAAGTGAACATGAAGATTATCGTTTAGGAAGTAGTCAATTTTGGGTAAATAATTCATTTGAAGAAGATGATGAAAGTGATGAAGAATTTAGTATAGACCAATTTAAGAGTAAAAGAAATTCTACTAAGATTAATGTAAGAAAATATGACTAATATTTAAATATCAAATTTTTTATCTTTCATATATTTTTGTGCTTTAATATCTTCTATATCATTAACAAATGTGTTATCAGTTCTAACAACTATTAATATTATTAGAGTAAACCAAATATAGATAATAATATTTAATAAGAAATTTTCATTATATTCATATGCCCAATCAAATCTTAGATGATTTAAATATAATTGATATGTAAATGATACAACAAATGCAGCAACAAATACATCTCTATATTTAAATTCTGTTAGTATTTCATATTTATTAAGTATATTAATAATAAATTTTAATAATATTAATCCTATAATAGAATCAATTATACCTAAAATCATATATCTAGCAAAATATTTATTAAAAAAAGAACTAAATAAGAATTTAGTTCTTGTATTATAATCATTTAATGGAACTTTTCCATATTTTCCATTAACAAATAATTTTTCTTTAGCAAATACTATGTCTAAACTATAAGCTATAATATTACCAAATAAATATAAAGATAAAAATGTACTTTTCTGAATATTCATCTGAAGATTTGTATTTAGAAAAATATTGAGTAAATTTGCTATAGAAAATGAAAATAATGATGTTAAAATACCCTTATTTTTCTCTTGTTTAAAATAATTTTTTATTAAATTTAATAAGTTCATTATTAAATTATTAAAACAAAAATTATTAAGTGAATAGTTTAAAATTATAGTTTTTGTTCTTCATCAAATAAATTACTGAATTTACTACTGAATTGATTAGAGAATAATTGTTCATCATAATAACTTCTAGGTATGAATCTATATTCTACTCTAACATCTTTTTCTAATTTATTTATTTTTTCTTCATAAATACCATTCATAATTAGTATTATTCCTACAAATAATGTTAATAATATTAGTAGTTTCATTATTTAATTAATATTAATATTAATTAATATTTTATATTATATTAATTTTTATATTAATTTCATTGATTTTTCCTAGAAAGCCATGGATCTTCACCATCAAGCATTTTTGTAACATCTGCACTTTTTGTATCATAATTCTCAGTTACAGTATTATCTTCTCCTAGTCCTGAACTAGTAATTACTTTTTTAACTCCATCTTCTAAATCAGACTCAAGTTTCTTAGCATCATTAACAACATCTTTTACATCATTAATATCTTTTACAACATCTTTTGCACCAGCTACAATATTACCATCCTTGATATCAGTTACAGTATTCTCAACATCTTTTACAGTATTTGCTGCATCCTCAACAGTTTTTTCAACATCGCTAATAGTAGAATTTAATACAACATTTTCAGATTCATTAATATTATCAGTATTATCAATACTTTCTTTACTAGCAAGTTCCTTAGATTTTGCAACTTTCGCTTTTTGTGCTTCAAGCATTTCATTTTTTCTATTCTCAAAGATTTCATCTTTTTGTTGTTGGTTCTCACGATATTTCTTCATTAATGTATTAAGTTGGTCCTCGGCATAATGTTGATCATCAATATTATTTGGATTAGGATCCCAAGGACACCAACAACCTACTTGTGTAATATAGATATTATGTTGTTTGTCTTTTCTTTTAAGAACTTCACTTCTTACTTGTGCTTCTCTTAAAGTATCATAACATCCTCTTAATTTAAACCCTCTAACATTTGTTTGGAAATTTACTTTTTCACTAAATTCTCTGTTAATTTCATCTTCTTTTTCATCCTCAAAATATTTAAATTCTTCTTGCATATGTTTCTCGTTAAATAAATATCTATATCTATCGGCAATAGCTTTAAAAGCATCATCATCATCCGGATATTTGATTTTCATATTTTGGAATAATTCATTCATTTCTTTACAAAAATTTTGAGTAAACTTAGTAAATGAGAATACTTTCTTATCATCTAATACTTTTTCTGGAGAAATAAAAGATACACATGCAAAATTTTGTCCTCTAATAGGAGCATCTTCCTCAAGATAATCCATTTCACTTACAGGTACTACTTCGTTATTATTCATAATATAGGGTTATAATTAATTTTAATTAAATATTTTTAAGTAATTTTAAAAAATTTATTAATTCGAATTTTAATTAGAATTATAGTAAAGAATATAATTAAGAATAAATTTAAATTTTAATTAAATTTATTTTCTTTAAATTTTTTTATCTTTATATAGTATAAAAAAAAGAATGCAAGGATTAGATGTCAGAGAAGTCGTAACCCGTATGCTTAAATATTTCGTAGAAGGTCTCGTTGTTGCCGTTGCTGCTTATGTCATGCCCGGCAAAGTAATGAAGGTTGTTGATGTTGTATGCATTGGCCTTGTTGCTGCTGCCACATTCTCGCTACTTGACCTTTTCGCTCCATCGATTGCTGCCAATGCCCGCATGGGTTCTGGTTTCGGTGTTGGTGCTGGTCTCGTTGGTTTCCCATCGGGAGGTCTTGCCTAAGTTAATTAATAATACATATTATGCACATAATTAATTAAAGTAATAAAAATGATTTAATTATTTTTTAGTAAATTATAAAAATTTATAGATTTATAGATTTTTAGATTTTATAATTTATATACTTCTTATAAATTGCCATCCTAATTCTTCACATATTTTTTTCCATACCTGTTCTTGCTGATGTAACTTTTCTCTAGATTTTAATAATGGGAAATATTGTAGAAATTCATCTTCTCCTAATAATTCTAGAAATTTATGTAGAACATATGAATAACTTAAGAAATTCTTACGATTACTAGGACTATGTTTTAAAAATGGTACTTGTATTTCTTTAAACATATTTCTTAATTTCTCTTCTAAATCAGGTGTTAATTGAGGATTTGTCTTTCCTGTTATTCTATTTAATATATATGGAATATGTTCATAATATTTATTAACTTTTATTTTTTTTAGAATTGTCTTTATTTTGTCATAGTTTAAAGTTGCCATATTTTCTATTTTTTCTTTTTTGAGTTCTAAATAAATTTTATCATAGACCTCTTCTGGTATTTCAGTACATTCTCTACCTTGTACTTGGTTTATCCACTCATTGAAATGATTTATTCTATTATAACTGAAATAACTAATTTCCTTAGGTGGATCTTTATAACTAGGTCTTTCATTATCAGTTTGTATAAACTCAATAGTATTACATTCTGTACAATATAAAAGTCCATCATTTAATAATTCATTAATATTAGTAGAATTACAAAAATTACATTTATCTTCTAATTTTTCCAGATGATTATTTATATAGTTTTTATCAGTTGTAGATAAATAACTTTCTAATAATTCAGATCTATCTTGATTCTCATCATTAGAAGATTTTCTAGGAATTTCATCATCTATTTTACTAGGATTAAAGAAATCAATAATTTTTTTAACATTTGGATTATTATTAGGTTCATTATTATTTTCTATAGAATCATAATAATTAAATAAAATATCGGATGTTTGTGTTAGATAATCTATTTCTTCTTTTTTATTAGTAAGTTCATTAATTTGTTTTATGATACTTTTTTCTTTAGTTTTATATTCGTGTAATTTATTACGTATTTCTGATACATCAATATTATCATCACTACTACAATCACTATAATTATCATTATTTTGTGATTGTATTTTTTTTATATTTTTACGAACTCCTTTTAATTCTTTTTGTAATTTATTTAAACCATTATAGTTCTTATTAAAATTTTCTAATTTCTTCTCATGACATACATCTAATGTATGCATAGTTTTTTCGTAATTACATCTTCTTTTATTTTTTTTAGTTTTGTTCATTACATTTTATACAATTTAATTACTTTAATTTCTTTAAATTATTTTAAGTTTAATTTTAGATATGTTTAATTTTAGTTATGTTTATTATTAGAAAAATGTTTTTTAATTAAATTATTTTATTTTATGTTTAATTTCGCTGAAATTATTTTCTTTCTATATAGTATAAAAAAAAATGGGAGGAGGATTAATGCAACTCGTTGCCTATGGCGCTCAAGATATCTACCTTACAGGTAATCCCCAAATTACCTTTTTCAAAGTTGTCTACCGCAGACACACCAACTTCGCGATGGAATCTGTCGCTCAAACTTTCAGCGGTTCTGCTGGTGCGGGTGGCAGAGCTGTTGCCACCATTGCGAGAAACGGTGATCTTGTAGGAAGAATGTACATAGAAGCGGAAGAATTATCTGCTGGAACTGACGACTCTGATACTAAAAATGCAGGTGCTGTATTAATTGATAATGTTAAAGTTGAAATTGGAGGTCAAGAAATTGATAAGCAAACTGGTGCTTGGATGAACGCATATGCTGAACTTACTGAACCTAACCCTACTGGCGCAGGAGCCACCGAAAGCACTCTTTTCCAAAAAATGGCACAAATGGGTGGTGCAGCCAATGTCTTATTAACGGATAAAAAAAGAGCTTTCATTCCTTTACAATTCTGGTTTAACCGTAACCCAGGTCTTGCTCTTCCACTTATTGCTCTTCAATACCACGAAGTTAAGGTAACTGTGCAACTATCAAATGCTGTATCTCTTAACTCAAAAGATGTTGAACTTTGGGCTGACTACATCTACCTTGATACTGATGAACGTCGCCGCTTTGCTCAAGTATCGCATGAATACCTTATTGAGCAAGTACAACACCAAAACTTCTCTAATGGTAAAAACTGTGATCTTACATTCAACCATCCTGTCAAAGAACTTGTATGGACAGGTGCATGGGGCGCCACCTCGGCCACCCTTGGTACATACACAGCTCTTGATGGTGGTAATTGGAACTTAAAATTAAACGGTCATGACCGTTTTGCTGAACGCGATGTACAATACTTCACACGTGCTCAAGTATGGCAACATCACACCGGTCACGGCAGTGTAAGTACTCCTGACTCGATTGCGGTATACTCGTTTGCCCTCAAACCCGAAGAACACCAACCTTCTGGTACTTGCAATTTCTCCAGAATTGACAATGCTCAACTTAGATGCTCTTCTCAAAGTAACCCAGTTGATGTTTACGCCGTAAACTACAACGTACTCCGCGTCATGTCTGGTATGGGTGGTCTCGCTTACTCCAACTAGATATTTTTATTACCATTATTCATGTTTACAAAAATTTATACTTTATTTTTTAAATTTAAATAAATTAGTTTAATTTATTAGAAATTTATTTCTTCATATATAGTATAAAATAATATGGGAGGAGGATTAATGCAACTCGTTGCCTATGGCGCTCAAGACATCTATCTTACAGGTAATCCACAAATTACCTTTTTCAAAGTAGTATACCGCAGACACACCAACTTCGCGATGGAAACTGTCACACAAACTTTCAGTGGAAATGCTGGGCCTTCTAAAACTGTTGTTGCTACTATTTCTAGAAATGGTGACCTTGTAGGAAGAATGTGTGTAACATCTGCTACTGCAAGTAAAACAGGTGGTTCAGATCTTGTACAAAGTGCTGAAGTAGAAATTGGAGGACAAAAAATTGATAAACAAACTGCGGAATGGATGCAAATCTGGAATGAATTATCTACTCCTGATTCTAGAGCTGTTGGTCTTAAAGCTATGACAGGTGATATTGGAACAACTGGTTCTGATGGTGTTACCACAGTACAAGTTCCTCTTCAATTCTGGTTTAACCGTAATCCAGGACTTGCTCTTCCACTTATTGCTCTTCAATACCACGAAGTTGAAATCCGTATTACATTCGAAACTCTTGCAAGATGCATGAGTGATGGAACTACAAGTCAATCTGGCGAACTTACAAACACAACTCTTTGGGTTGATTACATTTTCCTTGATGCTGAAGAACGTAAAAAATTCGCTTCAAGCCCACATGAATATCTCATCGAAACTGTCCAAACTCAAG